TAAACATACCACGAAACACCCATATAGCAGGTGCTATGACGAGTGTTAGTAGTCCATTCCAAAATAGTATTGGGTTTACTTCCATTAGTCTGCATCTTCTATGGTCAGTTCACCTGCATCAACTTGTCGTTTTATTTCAATGTAGTGTCTGTTGTCTTTACTTAATGGAACACCCATTTTTTTTCCATCTATAGTTGCCCATATACTTATGTTTCTATCTTCTTTGGGGTGTTTTACATATTTAGCTGATGTTATGTTCATATAATCCATATAATCCTCTATAGTTCTGCATCTAATGATAAAGTGCCGTTGTGAAAAAATTGTAGTGGTGTATTGTCTGAACCACCTGCACCTCCACCAATAGCATAAATTATCTCTATATGAGTTCCAAATTTAGCTGTCGTTATTCCAGTTATTGTTTTATTAGCAAATGCTCCTGCAGATTGAGAAGTGCTTATGGTACTCAAAGAATAATCTGATGTTGGGTCTCCTCTCATTTCTACAGGAGGAAAATAAGTAGCATATAACGCAGTTGTTCCAGACTGATACCCTGCTAATTGGTCACGATTCATTAATTGATAATACCTTTGGCATTTATCTAGATTATCTTTATAACTTTCATGTTCAAAAGGTGTTGCAACCTCACCAACTTCTAACTGAACACCTGTTAGAAAAAATGTTCTATCGGTGCTATCAAAAAAAGACGTTGAACCTAATGCTCTTTCGTTTGTTGTAATGCTATCCCAACTTGTCTGCATAGTTCCACCTGTATAATCAGACCCTGCATGAAGCCAAAAATTTAATTGTAAACTTTGACTATTATCATTATTAAATTTACCAGTGGTATCAGCAGGAAATGTTATTTTTTGTCTAACCCAACTTGTAGTAACAGCAAAAGAAGAAGTAATATTTCTACTATTGTCTGTATCATATAACTCAACATTGTAAGTTGCACTAGCATTTCCTTTTACATAAAAACTTAATGTTAATGCTTTTGCTGATGAAAAACCTTTTTGTATCCTTTGTAAATTAAAACCTTCTATTTTCTGTATAAGATATCCAAATTCATTTGATGCAACAGAAGTATCAGCAGTGGTACAAGCAAGTTTTGTTGCAGAGGGAAATCCTTCTAAATCTGTAATCGCTTCTTGTGTCCATGTAAATCTTCCTGCACTATTGCCTGTGTTCCACTTAAATCTATCTACTGTGCCAAAAGCAGAAGATGCTCCTAAACCTGTTGCTGAAGTTCCTCTTTGTGCAATAGCCATGTTTCCATTTATAATAATATTACGATTGGCTAAAGAAGACTGACTGCCTATCAAGGCTGCTAATTCTGCTGCTTTACTCATGCTAAATCTCCGTGTGTAATAACTCTTTGAAAGTCTTGGTCTGTAGCAGCAACTGTATCATAATTTCTAAATTGATAATCCATTCGTGATGTTAAAACAACAGCACCATCTGATGTCATGCCTGTAGCAAAAGAGTCATCACTTCCTATATTAGAACCACTGCCTATATAATCATCATTTGACATATTAGAAGTAAAATTTAATCCAAAATGCCCTGTTCCTGTATCTGAAACACTGCTTTGGTTGTAGCTATCTGTAACAGAAACTGCTGCGTTATGTGTACACCAAGCCTTTGCCGTACCATTAAACACCACACTCGTTGCTACAGAGTTATTGCCACTTGCATCCTTTAACGTATTTACTCTTAGTTCACTTGCCATTACGCTAAATCTCCATTTATTGCTAAAGTTTGCACACTTTTATCAATACTCGAACCACCTGAACTATTTGATACTTTTCTTAAAGAGCTAGTTCCTGCAGCATTAATTTCACATTCAGGACCATTTGCTCCAAAAGTACAAGCATAGTCATCATTATTCATATTATTAGTAAAAGAAGTTGTGTAATCTCCTGTACCATTATCAGCTTGTCCACTTACATTAAAACTATCTCTAGATGCTGCACCTGATGCAGTGCCATCATAGTTAACCCAAACTTTACACAAACCTTGTTGTAAGTTTGTTGTTGTACTGTTGCCCTCTCCTGTAACAGCAACACTTCCTGCCGTTGTTACACCTGTTATTGTATCTACTTTAAGTTGACTAGCCATTATGCTAAATCTCCCTTTATATCAACACCTGCAAGTTCTATGTCAGTAAAACTTTGTACGTCATGCATACCTGCTGTACCAACAGTGCTTGTTGTAGCAGCAGAGTCATGTTCTACCATATTTGTACCTGCATAACTGCCTTCGTCAATTACATTGTTAGTTAAAATTGCATAGTTAGCATTTGACATACTGCTTGTAAAAGCTAATGTTCCTTTTCCTGTTGCTCTATCAGTAATACTAGCAAAGTTAAAACTGTCTGCAAAAGCCTGTGTTCCATCATAATCATAGTTACCCCATGCTTTAGATGCTGACTGTTTAAATAAACCAACAGTTCCACTACCTGCTTTGTTAGCTATTGTGTCTACATTTAATTGACTTGTCATACGATACTCCAATAACCATTAACAGTAACTGTAGCAGATTGTGTTATAGGACCTGCACTTACACCGTTTTCATCACTGTCTATTGTAATGTCTGCTGATATAGTCTGACCATTTAACCTTATGATACTGTTGTTGCCCTTAAAAGGATAACGTGTATCTGCTTCAGTTTTTGTGTAGGTATTATTTACACTAAACACATCATACACAATCATTTCTACTACGTCATTTAAACTTGCACCTGTAACGAGTACGACTGTTGTGCCTGTTGTAGCTGTGTAATCTGTTCCTGCCTTTAACAACACACCATTCTGATACACATCTAAATACAAACTGTCGTTGTATGTAAGTGTTAGTGAGTTGCTATCTGAACCACTGAAGGATGTTTGTCCTGCCGTAGCTTGATATACAAATCTACTTCTTACTCCAAAGTTTGGTGCTTTTCCTATGTATGGCATATTACCTCACTAACCATTCTTCAACTGTATCAGATATATCTTTCATCTTAATCCATCTATCTCCTGTTGGTTGTCCTTT